TTCGAGACGTTATAGTGTGATACATCACTTTCTAATAAGAATTTTTCGTACTTTTTTGGATAATATAACCGTTGTTCATAGAGAACTTCACGGTATACATCACGATCTTCTTGAGGAATATTTAAAGCTTCTAAAAACTGCTCGAATATGAGTTTCGTAAACTCAATGTTTAGCTTGTCTGTAGCAGCCTTGTAATCCCCAGATACGTGATCAGTAAAACCTAACTTCATGTTATACCGTTCTTCAACTAATGTTTCAAGTTTCCACACTTTTCTGAAATCATCAGACACTAATGGTCTAGTGGTTAAGATTAGTGATGGGAATCTATCAATATAGGATTTCATGGATTTTTGAAGTGATTTCGCTGCATAAGCGGGTAAAGCTTCACCTTTAGTTATAACACGGACTTTTAATGGCTCAGATAGTGGTATTACAGCGGTCTTTGGCCTGGTGCTCATGTGATCTCTTAGATCATAGGGCTCAGGTGAAAGACCGGTGACATCAGCACTTTCATTTTCTTTCGCCAAGTTGTCAAAGTATTTAGGAAATCTTTTAGAAAAATGATCAACTAACTCTGCAACCTCCAACTTTTTGGTATATCTTTCCCGTAATATGTCCAGTACTTTATTAATATCAGGTAGTTCGTATGCTTTATTTGTTACAATTTTGCCCTTTGCATAAATCTTTTCAGACTCAACTAGGGGTAACTCTAATTGTTCTATCACCTCTGTGTAAGCTCCACCACAAAACCTATTTCTTTCAAAACAGGAGTTATGACTTGGCTCATATGCCTTCGGTTCGTAAGCTTTTTTAGTATTACGAAGAATTGCTTTACAAGTCGATCCAAAGATTTCACGAATAGGATCATGTTTCACCAACTTCAATTTATATGTAGTCGGATGCATAATCATTGTGCCATCAGGAGAATTTTGTACCAATTCTATCGGTAAACCAGAATAAGCGTCTATACGTTCGACGTAGGCTTGGAGCGTAGGGGAGGTAGACATAGCAAGGACATGGGCCTTCACTTCCTGTTGAAGGAAGAAGTCAGAAACCGTGGCACAGCCACGTTTAATGCCTTGAAGGAACCCGAAACCGAGCATAAGTGATAATGGAACATCAGAATTAAAATTTCGACGATTAATTATATTCTTTAGAAAGCGTTTTATATTACCTGTCCAGATAAGATAGTGGCCATTGAAACCATCCGGTCTCGCGGGTA